GGCTCTAAGCATGTTCGCTTGGCAGCTCAAGTCAAAAACTAAGGCTGGAGCAACTAACGCTGCTGCCTCAATCGCAACCCCGAAGACCGCAGGCTCTGTTGCTGTAACCGGCTCGGACATGGAGCTAAACGCCATGCCACGCGGAAACAACATCAACCTAACCGATGGTCGTCCACTTGGCTCAATGGTTGCATCTGCACTTGAGGTCTCGGTTGTGGCTTTGCTTTCTGACCCTGGAACTTCGGGTGCCTACGGCACCGCACAGACGCTAGACGTTCCAACCGTAAAGGCAATGGAATCTCGTCAGCAGTCATGGACCTTGTTCTACAAGCGTGTGCTCTCATTCCTAGGCGCAAAGACTGACGCACTAGAGGTCAACTGGCCAAAGATTGAGACCGAGCCATCACAGCGATTGACTCAGGCTCTTGCACTTGCCTACGAAGGTGGAGCAATTTGGCAGGACGAGTATCGTGCAGCAATCATCGAAGTTCTCGATGTGCCACGACTACACATGACCCCACCTACCGACAACAGCAACTCCGCTTCGGACTCTACCGCGAGCGCAGTTCCATCGCAGGGTAACTCTGGAGTTGCTGGTTCGATGCAGGATAATGCAAATGACCAACGCGCCGGAGACAATGCACCGATTGCATAATACATTTGTGGTATAATATTATTTAGCAAGATAACTTATTGGAGAATTTATGAGCGTTTCGTTAAACGAATCAATTGCCTTCAGTGCTACTGGCACTGGCAAGAAGTGGCAGATTAAGGTTATCGAGTCCGGATGGGGAAGTTCCGGATATTACCCTAAGGAAATGTTGGCCGAGTACGGACCAAAGACCTTCAAAAAGGGCACTAAAGTATTTATGAATCACCCATCTGTGCACGAGGAGAACGACCGCCCAGAGCGTGACGTTAACCAGCTTGCTGGCAAGCTCGTTTCAGATGCCAAGTTCGATGGCACCGGCCTTGTGGCCGAAGTAGAATTTTACTCACACTTTGCTCCTATCATCAAAGAGATGGCAGGAGATGTAGGTTTGTCAATCCGCGCACTGGGTGAATCCCGTGTTGGTGAGGCAGAGGGCCGTCAGGGTCCTATCATCGAAGCATTGGTGGCAGACCCACTGACTAGCGTAGATGTTGTAACCGTAGCCGGAGCAGGTGGCAAGTTCTTGTCACTGCTTGAGAGCTACTCAAGAAAAGACGATGAGGCAACTTTGCTGTCGGAGTCTGTATCGGAAGGAAATGAAATGCTAACTAAGGAAGACCTTGACGCAGCTATTGCTGAACTAAAAGAATCTTTCGCTGTTGCTTTCAGCCCTCTACAGGAGTCTGTAAAGACCCTAGTAGAGTCTGCAACTCCTGCTGAGACTGAAGAGGCTACCGATGAGGCTGCCGAAGAAGTACCAGCACTGGACCCTGTAGAAGTTGCTGAGAAGTTCAACGAATCTGGTCTACCAAAGATTTCGCTAAAGCGCGTAGCTGAGGCAATGAAGTCTGAGACCAACACTAAGACTGTAGACGAACTAATTGCTGACGAGAAGTCATACGTATCAGCAGTTTCAGAGTCTGCAACCAAGGCTGTAGCAGCTGACACTACTGGTGTTATCTCTGAGGCCAAGACCACCAATGCTGCAGATGAGTTTAACGCTATCGTTTCTCGCATCGCTGGCAACAAGTAAGAAAAGGAAAAGTAAATGGCTCTTAACGAGATTTACAAAGACGGCAATGAGCTTGTCCTTCCTGTAGCAAGCACTGTTAACTCAGGTGACTTGGTTCAGGTTGGCGCACTTGTTGGCCTAGCACAGCGAGACGCTGCAGTTGGCGAAGATGGTAACTACTACACCACTCTAAAGTTCAACGGCGTTGTTAAGCTAACCACCTCTGTAGCAGTAACCGTTGGCGCAGCAGTCTACGTTACCTCAGCTGGTGTTATCAACGTTACCGCTTCAGGTAACAAGTTCATCGGTCACGCTGTAACTGCTAAGGCAGGCACCTCAGCTGGCGACATCTACGTACGTCTAGTACAGGCAGCGTAAGGGGTAAATTATGGAAAACATTACTAACCGTAACATCGAAGCTGCGAAGATTCTCGAAGGAGCACTTCGCGGTGACCGCATGGACAAGCTTAAGCTACAGGAAGGCATCTCTACCTCTGACCTGCCAGTACAGCTAACCCCAACCATCAACAAGATTCTTCTTGAGAACTACGCATCAGCACCAAAGGTCTGGGACAAGTTCGCTTCAAAGATGGTTCTTGACGACTTCCGCGCACAGCCTTTCCTAAACCTCAAGTATGAGGATGACGGCAAGGACAACGCAGGCGACAAGTTCCGCGATGGCTCACTTCCAACCGTAGGCGAGTACGATGAGTACCCAACTGCTGGATGGTTCTCAACCACCGAGTCTTCAATGCAGCTAAAGAAGTCTGGTCAGCGAATTCGCTTCTCATGGGAAGCAATCGTTAACGATGGCAACATCGGCCTACTAGAGCGTCTACCTATCGAGCTTGGCCTAAAGGCTGCCGGTAAGGAAGATGAGGAAGTTACCAAGCAGCTAGTTACCTCTTCAGGTCTAAACGCAGCTAACTTCAACTCAGGCAACGGCAACTTGTTCAACTTCGCTCTAACCCTAGAGAACCTTGAACTAGCTATCCAGGCTGCTAACACCCAGGTATACAACGGCAAGACCATCACTCCTGTGTCTCGCTTCGCTTTGGTTATCCCTCAGGCTCTTGAGCTAACTGCACGCAAGATTCTTGCTGTACAGTCAGTCCAGACTGACGTAACCTCAGGTGACGTTGCAACCCGTACCATCACTGGTAACCCAATCGGTTCACAGGTTGAAATCGTTGTAAACCCATGGATTAAGACCATCAACTCAGGTGCGGATGCCTTCTGGTTCCTAATCCCAGTTCCGTCTGCAACCATGAACCCATCTGTCGCGCTAGGCTTCCTACGCGGTTACGAGACTCCAGAGCTTCGTATCAAGATGAACGGTGGAACCTTCCTAGGTGGCGGTGACGTTCCTGCTCGCGACGGCTCATTCGACAACGATGACTTCGAGATGCGTATCCGTCACATTGCAACTGGTGGCTTCATTGTCCCAGCTGGTACCATTGCTTCACGCGGTGGCGCTGTCTAATAACAGCTCACTAAGCAGGCCCCTCACTTCAGTGGGGGGTTTTGCTTTTGAGTACAATGTTATAATGGTTGTCCCTCTCAAACCAAAAACTCTAAAGGACTACTTTATGATTACTGTCTACAGCCTCCCATCTTGCGTTCAGTGCATACAAACCAAGAAGCTTTTGGTGCGTGAGGGGTTTGAGTTTTCTGAAGTAATGTTGTCAGAAGACGATGTAGCATCCGAAAAGGTAAAAGCATTGGGCTATGCTTCAGCTCCGGTTGTTATTGCTGGGGATAAGCACTGGAGTGGATTCCGACCAGACATGATTATGAGTCTAGCAAAGTAAAATAGAACAGCGGTCCTGCTTTCCTCCTTAGCAGTGATAGCATAGCAAAGCCCCCGTAGAGCATTTATCGCTCCGGGGGTTTTGTGCATATTTGAGGCAGATAAGATAGAATAGGAGAACGATGATTATTTTCCCAGACCACAACCTTCCTCGCCAGTCTGCTGACTGGGGAGATAAAGTTGAACTCGAAATCAAGAAGCTTGATAAGAGACGCGGTGGTGGAGGTGCCGGAGGAGATGGCGCTCAAGGACCGCAGGGACCACAAGGTCCACAGGGACCACAAGGTCCGGCCGGAGGAGACGGAGCTCAAGGTCCACAAGGAGACCAGGGCATCCAGGGGATTCCTGGTGAACAGGGCCCTCAAGGCGACCAAGGTATTCAAGGCATCCAGGGCGAGCAAGGCATCCAGGGCGAGCAGGGAATTCAAGGCCAGACTGGCCCTCAAGGAGACCAGGGTATTCAGGGAATCCAGGGTGAAATTGGCCCACAGGGTGAGCAGGGTATCCAAGGCATCAAGGGTGACAAGGGCGATACTGGAGATACCGGACCTCAAGGTATTCAGGGTATTCAGGGAGAGACTGGACCACAAGGTGACCAGGGTATCCAGGGTATCCAAGGTATTCAGGGAAACACCGGAGCAAAGGGCGACAAGGGTGACCAGGGACTAACCGGACTATCTGCCTACCAAGTAGCTCAGCTAGAGGGATTCACCGGAACTGAAGTAGAGTGGCTTGCATCTCTCCAGGGCGAGACCGGACCAGTAGGTCCACAGGGCGTGTCTATCACGCTCATCGGCTCTGTGCCAACTTCAGCAGAACTACCTAGCACTGGCAATGAAGTTAATGATGCTTACATCGTTGATGCAGATGGTGACCTATGGGTCTGGGCGACCACAGGATGGTACTCAGCTGGACAGATTGTTGGCCCACAAGGTCTAACTGGAGCAACTGGTGCCACGGGCGCTACGGGCGCTACAGGGCCTGGCGTAGCCCCTGGCGGCGAGACTGGTCAGGTATTGGCTAAAGTAGACGGCAGCGACTATAACACCTATTGGACTAGTACCCTTCCTTCTGCTGGCTACACAAGTGTAATCAAGCATGAGGTAAAACTTAGCACATCTATTGCCAAGGGTCAGGCGGTATACGTAAGCTCAGCCGATGGCACAAACATGATTGTATCTAAGGCTTCCAATGCTTCCGAGGCAACTTCCTCGAAGACTATGGGCCTACTGGAATCTGGTGGCTCGACAAACGCTAAAGTAAATGTTATAACCGAAGGTTTACTAGCAGGTCTAAATACCGATGGCACAACCGCTGGTGCGCCTGTTTGGCTGGGCACCGATGGCAATCTTATTTACGGCTTGGTGAACAAGCCACAAGCTCCAGCTCACCTAGTATTTATTGGTATCGTTACTCGCGTAAACGCAAACAACGGTGAGATTTTTGTTCGACCACAGAATGGCTTTGAGCTAAATGAACTACACAATGTTCTTCTAGATTCAGATGCAAGCACTGCAGATAACGAGGTCCTAGCTTGGGACTTAGCAACGCAGTTGTGGAAGAATCAAACTGCTGCTGAGGCTGGCCTTGCAACTGCAAGCCACACTCATGCTTTAGAAAACATAAGTAATGTTTCAATATCTGGAACTCCAACAGATGGTCAGGCGTTAGCTTACGAGGCTTCAACCAGCCTCTGGAAGCCAGCAAATGTTGGAACGTATGGTAATATTGATGGAGGCACACCATCTAGTGTGTATGGTGGTATTCCACCTATTGACGGCGGAGGCGTAGTTTAATGGCAGTGCCAATTCAACTCAGGGGTGGAACACTCGCCCTTTGGACTCAGTACAACCCAATCATCGCAGAACGCGAGATGGTACTTGAGACCGATACCGATAAATTTAAAATTGGTAATGGTGTAGACAATTACCTAGACCTACCTTACGGTGGAGTAGTTGGACCTCAGGGCCCTACTGGTTCTCAGGGTCCTGCTGGTGCAACTGGTGCTACTGGTGCAGCTGGAAAGTTTTACCCAAGTGAGACTCCGCCAACCTCAAACCTATCAAATGGTGACGCTTGGTTCAACACCACAAATGCTCGCCTGTTCGTCTACTACGACAGCTACTGGATTGAGCCTACCCCTAATCTTGTTGGAGTTGCAGAAGCAACTCTTAGTCCGTTTCTTCTAGGTGGTATGTAATGGCAGCTATAGATTTTCCATCAAGCCCTACAGTAGATGACATTTTTACTGCAGCTGGGCGCGAGTGGGTTTGGGATGGAGTAGCCTGGCTTGCTCGTGGTAGCGCTGCTATCGCTGGACCTCAGGGCCCTCAGGGGCTAACTGGGCCTCAGGGTATTCAAGGCGAGGCTGGTCCTACTGGGCCCACCGGACCGACCGGAGCGACTGGGCCAACCGGACCTGCCGGACCAACTGGACCTGCACCGACTGCAGGAAAAATCATCGCCATGTCAATAGTCTTCGGAGGTTAAAATGGCAGCACCAAACATTGTAAACGTAGCGACTATCACGGCGAAAACTGCGGTACTAGCACCAACTACTACAGCAGCTGACATTGTTGCAAATGCTTCATCGTCATCTACCGTTGTGAAGCTAAACACGCTTGTCGTTGCCAACATCAACGGAACTGCAGCAGCGACAATTACTGCATCTATTTATCGCTCAGCAACCGAGTATAAGGTGGCTCATGTTATCTCCGTTCCTGCCGGAGCTACTCTAGTTGTGCTTGACAAGACATCACAGATTTACCTAGAAGAGGGTGACTCGCTTCGCCTAACCGCATCCGCTAACTCCTACCTGCACGCTGTGTGCTCTTATGAGGTACTTGCGTAATGCCAAAAGGGCACCGTGGGGTTGGAAACTATATAGGCGCTTCCGGTAGCTACGCTACTGGAGGTAGTTTCTCTGCACGCTCAGTCCAGACCCTAGCGTCTGGAAATTCATGGAAGCCAAATATTCTCCAGACTGGATTGCAGCTGCATCTTGACGCAAGCGCGTACTCTGGCTCGGGAACTACATGGGCCGACCAAAGCGTAAATGGCAGAAACTTTACCTTTACCTCTGGACCTTCATTTACTTCTGGCTCTATCCCATATTTTGAAATGAATGGCTACGGTGCAAATGGCCCAGCCTCCAACTCGTTTGGAATTAACAACTCATCTGGCTATACTATTTTTGTGGCTTTCTATAACAATGGACTAGCTAACAGCGGTGCCTTTAAGTTCTACAGTTCAAATGGCTCCGGTTCACAAAGTCGCGGAATCTTCTCTCACCTGCCATGGTCAAGTGGCGATATTTACCTAGACCAGGGTGGATGCTGTAATGCCGACACTAGAACTAGCGTAGCTTTAACCAACTCGACTGGGGCTTGGAACGTGATTGCATTTAGGTCTAACGCAGTAAACGAAAGAAGCATCTGGCAGAATGGCACAAACAGGGTTACCAATAGCACGGCCCCAGCTGCCTTGAATCTTAGCGGAACTGCGTTGGCGCTAAATAACTCAGATGAGTACGGAACCTCCTGGAACGCAAAGCTTTCCCAGTTTGCAGTTTATAATCGAGCACTATCTGATGCTGAAATAGTTTCAGTAACAAACTTCCTGAAAGCAAAGGTCGGACTATAATGACAAATCTAGAAATCTGCGAAGCTTGCCCAATGCTAGTCTTTAACCGCGCTTGCCAACTGTGCGCTTGCCCGGTAGATATCACCACGTCACAGCCGGGGCAATCCTGCCCACTAGGTAAGTGGTCAAATGCCTAATGGCGGAATTCTAGGTCCAGCAAATACTCCAAGTCCCTCATCCTCGAAGGGCATCTGGAGGCTAGAAGAGGAGTATGCAGCAGTAAAGTTAGGTATTTGGCCAGCAGGTAGCTTGCCTGTTACTGCGAATCTTTTATCTTGGTATGACGTTGCAGATGCTTCAACTATAACCATATCTTCTGGCAAGGTTTCGAGCCTGCTTGATAAGAGTGGAAATGGTCGTCACGCCACTCAATCTAACGCTAGCCAGCAACCGTTGTACAATACTAATGCACAGAATGGCCTTCCAGTAATGGAGTTTACTGCTGCTAACTCAACGTTCCTCAGCATAGCAAATCCAATTACTCACAGCAGTAAGAATACGCATATTTTTGCAGTGGTGAAAAGTAAGAATGTTTCCGCAAATGAGACCACTGGATTTTATGGCTCACAGGGTACGACCTACGCAATGGCATACTGCTTACCTGGTCAGACCGCAGCAAGACAAACACTTCTTCATGCAGGAATTGCGTGGATGGGTGCATCTTCGGTAGCGACTTTTACTACATCGAGATTTTATAACATCAATGCCTCTTGGAATGGTTCAACAATAGCCTATAGACAGTCAAAGACTGACGATGGAACTGCAACTTATACAGGTACCCCAAGCAATGCAAGCAACGCCATAGGTTGCCAAGAGGTCTCATCATACTCTGGGACATATGTAGCAGAGCTTATTATCTATAGCGCTCCATTATCTACGGCAGATAGAAACGCAGTAGAGAACTACCTGTTTGCTAAATGGGGAGTCTAAGTCACTAGATATGATAGAATAGAGATATTATGGCAGTCAACGACCTACCTTCCAATGTAACCTACGGCACTGTCGTAGGTAGATTCCTATTGGCGTATGCGGACGGTGTGGACTCTGATGTCTTCCCAGATGGTGTTCCAGCAAAGGGAACCGTTCTATTCACTCCATCGGCTAAGGCTCTAAAGAACCTAAACGCATCGCCTGCACCAGTGACTATTCTTCCTGGCACAATCGAGTGCTCGCTTGACAGCGATGGCTACCTACTCGGTTCTGATGGCACACGTGGTGTGCGACTTATCGCAACTGACAACACCGAGAATAACCCGTATGACTGGACTTGGCGTGTAGACTACCGCTTCACAGACCAGGACGACATCGCTGTTGCGACAATCCCATTCTTCCACATGGAGCTTCCTGGTGGCGGTCAGGTAGACCTCACCTCGGCATCACCAGTTGCAGACTCAAACGGAGTCCTATACCTAACCGGCCCACCTAACATCCTTCAAATTGGAACTGTTACCACTTCAGCCCCAGGCTCAGATGCCGAAGTTGAAATTGTTGGACTAACTCCAAACCAGGTTGTGAACTTCACCCTGCCTCAGGGTATTCAGGGCCCTCCTGGAAACCTTACAAATTTGCAAGCTGTGGAGCCTGTACTGTATAATAG